GTCTCTTTTTGCTTCCTTAATCTGATCTTCTGTATAGACCAGGCTTGCATAATACTTGACCTTTTCAGCCACTTCCTTTTTGATTTCTTCGTGGTTCCAATCGATTGATTTTATAAATCCATCATCGGTTGGACTGTAAATTTTTAGTTCCATCTGCTATACCATCCTTTTTATTTTTTCAATATTTCAGCAGGGGAAAGTCCTCTGTGAAATCTTTTTACCAATGTGTAATAGTTAATGCCCGTTATTTTTGACCACTGTTTTAAATTGTGGGTTTCACCATTCAAAGTAATAAGGATGTTGCTTCTTTTGTTATTACATTGATCTTTCATAGAAACCCATCTGCAGTTATCGGGCGAGTAATCGCTATTTGTATCTATTCGGTCCAGTGTAAGTTCATCTGAATAACCGTTTGCCATTGCCCATTCCTTAAAGGATTCATAACTTTTCAGCCATTCATCGCAAACTTTAATACCCCTGCCACCGTAATATTTAAAATCTTTTCGCTGAGGATTTGTGCATCTTGTAACCATAGACTTATATGTTCTATATAGTCTTTCATAATAGTGACCGTGAATTTTATACATATATTCACCTCTTTCTTTACAAAGGTGGCAGTTGTAATGGCGGCTGGTGTTTTTCCACAACATACTTCCAAAATTCAGCACCCTGCTCCATAAGGTAATCTATATCGTCTTGAACATCAGAACGCTCGATATGATAGTGTTTAGTTTGTAAGTATACTGTTCCATCAAAATTACTTTTCAGCTGACATTTAAGTACTGCAAAGTCCGCATCAAGAACTGCCATATATAAGAGAATTTGACAGTAATAATTTTGCGGTATCTGATTGTTCCAACGCTCTTTTGACATTGAATTTAAAATTTCAGTGGTCTTTATCTCCAAAATACCGGTGCGACCATTTTCATCTGTCAGCCATCCGTCCAGTGAAGCAAGCGCCCACGGATATTTGTCATTCTTGAAAGAATTGTTTTCCACATATTCCACTGTGTATTGTGGATAATCCAGCCGGAACAGTCCCCTTAAATGCCGTTCTGCCTGATTGCCGTATTGTACATATGGTTTGTCTGATATATCTTCGGCTTCTACTTGCCCGGTTTTCCTTTTCCATAGTTCGATGTTATCCAGGTATGGATTACAGCCGATCACTGCGGAAATCTCACTGCCGCCTAAACCTTTCATTCGGTTCTGCAGCCATTCTTCACGGCTTTTCAACACCGTCATTGTTACAGCCATTTTCACCCTGCCTTTCTGTAAGCCGCTTTTTTGCCTTCATTCTTTTTTCTTTTTCGTAGTCCTGAACCAGGCATATTGCTGCCTTTTTGAATTCTTCCATATCGAATTCGCCATGAATGCGAACAATAGCCTTACCAGGAATTATGTATTCTTTGTAATTGTCCTTTTCCATAGTGAATACCTCTTAGTTGTGCTTAAAGCACAATATAGAATTAAAAAAATTACCTTTCGGTTGACCAGATAATGTCATTAACTGACATTTCATATATTGCTGCAAGTGCTTTACCTACAACAATATCAGGCTTTGTAATATAGTTTTCATAGCTTGCAAGCGTGTTTACACTTAATTTAATGCCTTTTTCATCTAAACGATTGATAACATCAGGACGGCTATATCCTTTATTTACTCTCGCCGCTTTTAATGTCAATGCCATTTTTACACCTACTTTCATTGTATTTGTTGTGCTTTAAGCACAATATTATAATACTCTCAAGAAACACAAAAGTCAATACTAAAAGCACAATTTACTGTGTGAAAATATTGATTTATTGTGCTTTTAGTGTATAATATAAGTACGGATAAGGTGGTGAGGATATGGACAACAAATTAGTATTTGCGAAAAATTTAAAAAGATATATGGATTTGAAGAATAAGAGTAGAAAAGATATTAGCGAAGCATTGGGTATAAGTTATTACACCGTAACAGATTGGGTGAACGGAAAAAAATACCCTCGTATGGATAAGGTAGAACTGCTTGCTGACTACTTCGGTATTTTAAAGTCAGATCTGATTGAAGATAAATCTGAAAAACATATACAAATGCAAAAAAACAACGATATCATTGCTGACATCGTTGTTAAATTGAGAACTGATGAAAAGTTCTTCAATGCGGTATACGAATTGTATAAACTGGGTTCAAAAGATATAAGCGGTATGTTTGAAGAAAAAGAACATCCGATTGTTTTGTTTGATTTAACACACGAAAAAGAGATGAATCCAATGTTTATGAATTCAAAAGTGTTAGAGGTTTCTAATGCCGCATCAAAACTTGATGATGACCAACTGGATAGCGTTCTTTCTATGTTAAACGCTTTTGTTAAGTAGCTTGTAAACTAAATCCAGCAGTGAAATGTCATTACATTTTTCTAATAGTTCGACTATTTTTTCTATGTATTGTTCTTTCATTGTTAGCACGCTCCCTAAAAAAACACGAACGAGTGTTCTAAAATTACAAGGTCATTATAACAAATTAAATTTTCAGATACATTAGTAATTTCTGCTATTATTTGATTTCATTCTACCGCAAAAAAGTTTTTGTGCAATAGTTAAAAATGTGAAAATTTATACAAAACATACAAAAATATTGATAATATAGCATATTTGTTATATTAATTTTGACTATTTTATAGCTTAAAGGTGGTGATGCCTGAAAATAAGGCAACAGAAACACCGGCACCATGAAATACACAAAGAAGGTGAAAAAATGGATAAATACTGTATGTATCTCCGTAAGTCAAGGAAAGACCTTGAAGCAGAGAAAAACGGAGAAGGGGAAACCCTGGCAAGGCATAAAAGGATATTATCTGACTATGCCGCAAAAAACGGATTGCATATTGCACACATCTATCAGGAAATCGTTTCAGGTGATACGATTGCGGCTCGTCCCCAGGTTCAGCAGATGATTCAGGACTGTTATGCCGGCAAATATCGTGGTATTCTCGTTGTTGACCCTGACCGCCTGGGCCGTGGTAATCAGGGGGATATGCAGACATTTCTTGACTGTTTCAAATACTCAAACAATCGTGATGGTCTGTTGGTTATAACACCTACAAAAACATATGATGTTGCACATAATTCTGATGATGAACGCTATATGGAATTTGTAATGTTCTTCTCCCGACAGGAATTCAAAACCATCCGTGAACGATATGACAGGGGCAAAAAACAGGCTGTAATCGAAGGTAACTATGTAGCCAGCCTTCGCCCTTATGGATATGACAAGGTTTCTACAAAGACATCAAAAACTCTTGCAATCAGACCGGACGAAGCAGCTATTGTAAAGAAAATATTTGAATGGAAAGTCTATGACCATATTACACCGGGCGAAATGGCAAGAAGACTGACAGCTATGGGTGTTCCAACCTATAAAGGCGGTGAGTGGACTGCATCAACAATCAAGTCTATTCTTCAGAACGTAACCTACACAGGTAAAGTACGATGGAATGACAGAATGCAAGTTAAAACAATGGTTGATGGTAAACTTGTAGAAAGCCGCCCACGTTCCAACCATACATCACATTATATGGAGTACGAGGGCAAACACGAAGCTATTATCTCTGATGAACTTTTCAGAGCCGCACAAGCCAGTTTTTACAGCGATAAGACAAAGGCACACTATGAACTTGCCAACCCTCTCGCCGGTATTCTTGTTTGTAAAAAATGCGGTTATGCAATGGTTTATAACAGTTTCAAACACAAGAAAAACGTTAAACCTCGCATAATGCACAGGCAGTCACAAGTTTGCAATGTGAAATCAGCTTTTTTGGATGATGTTTTAAATGCTTTTATTGCTGCAATTCAACAGCATATAGACCATTTTGAATTACAGGTGGAAAGTGTTCCTGATGTTGATGAAAAAGAAATCAGATCACAGATTGCGGATTTAGAAAAAGAGCGCAAAAAAATACTCGCTGCCATTGATAGAATTTCAGAAGCCTATGAAGAAGGTGTATATACTTCACAGCAATACTTTGAAAGAACTGAAAAACGAAAAGAAAATCTTGCCTATACAGATGGCGAAATAGCCAAGCTGGAAGCATCAATTCCTGATACATCTGAACAGCAGGCTATTATTAAAAACCTGTATGATATTTTAGAAATTATGAATGATGCTGAAATGAGCGCATCCGCAAAGAACAAATTTTTGAAGAAAGTTATTGATAAGGTTGAGTTCAGCCGTGACAATAACAATGAATTTGTTTTGGATATTTATGTTAAAAGGCAAAAAAATAAAGGAACACTGCAATAAAGCAATGTTCCTTACGAAAACATCAAATATCAATATCCAGCATAAC